GTTTGTAGTCATTGAATCTTAAAACAATGAGCAAACTAATGCAGCCAAAACGAGGGCTGCGACAGGAGGAAAGTTCCCATACTCTTCCATTTGGTAGTAAGGAAAAAGCTACTGTCATGCTGAGGGCTCGGAAGGCCGTTAGGGGTAGAAGTGAACGCAATGCAAAGTGCAAAGCGAAACACTCCCCTGGCCGCGGATCTAGGACAAACGTCCAGACCACTATCGAGCTTGAGGTTGATCTTTCAACTAGGTCGACTTCTGTCAGCGTGGCGAAACTGCTGTCCACAATTGTGGATGGTAGCGGTGCTTCGGCGCCGATGACGAAATTAGTTGAATCTCTCCTACTCCCTTTCCTGGCGAGACGCAAAGGCGTTCGTTTCAGTGATAAGGAGTATGGCAGAATGGTGTCATCATGGAAGATGACGTTGTCCAATCTACAGGAGATGGAGGACGAGGAGAATCGCGAGATGGACTTTTTGAAGTACCACCTCGGCTGTCTCATGTGCAAGGTTGCCCGCAGTAAGATACTGCCGGACAAACCTGCGTTCGTCACCAAACCTCTTTTTACTGGTTGGTTGAAAAGGTGTGTGAATCTTGCGGTGGTAAACCACGACTACGCATTTTGCTACTCACTTCTCATGTCTAAACTGGCCTGGCCAGAATTGACAAAGAAGAGGGAGAAGCAAGCGATCCAAGATCACAAAGTCCTCATCTGTGGACCTGCGCGCGGCAAACCGCGGCAAGATCTCTACGAGATGATCCAACAGACCTCCTTGGAGATCTTTGGCGGACAGGTTAAAAGGGATGGCTCCTTCGTGGAGAATGCCCCAATACCCACCAAATTCATGCCGACAGGATCAGCATGCATGCAAGCCTCTCGAAAGAAGCATGGCACTGCATCGCTGTTCCATTCGATGGAGACTGACATTGAGGAGACCCCATTGGGTCCTCTTAGGGATCTTAGCAATGCTACAAACAGCTGGCGTCAAGCCAGTTATGAGCATGCGAGATCCAATGTCGAGTCTCGTATTTACGAGCGGGATTCTGGGATCTTAGACGTTGAAGTCCAGATCATACCGAAACCCGCGGGATTTCGAACTCTCACTAAAGGTGACGGGTATCTGTATACCGCGCTCCAGCCTGTCCAAGGACAGATGCTGAGCGCCTGGAAACAGCACCCCACCTCCACAATGATTGTAGACCTCGATGACTCCGTGCAGAAACTGTACGATGTCACGAAGAAACACAAAGATTGGGAGTTTAGTTCAGTAGACTACAAGTCTGCCACCGATTTGTTGAACAAATGGTCGACGAATACAGCTTTCGAGCCGTTAACGTTCCTATTTGATTCCAAACTGGCATGGCAGAGTCTGCAGAATGCTGTGGTTCACTATCCGGATGGTGATGTACTGGATCAAGTTGAAGGACAGCTCATGGGTCACCCCTTGAGCTTCCCCCTTCTCTGTACGATTAATCTCGCCTGCTACCGTTGCGCAATCATGCGCTGGCTTGCAGAGGACGAGTCTCGTTTAGAGGAGGCCAAGATCTTGTGGAATAATGTTCTCGTCAATGGTGACGATATGCTCTTCAGAGCACCGCCCAGCTTCTTCCCTGTTTTCTTACAGGTTACCAAAGAAGCGGGTTTGGTGGTGTCTCTGGGCAAGAACTATAATTCCAAGTACATAGCGCTTATTAATAGTCAGATGTATAGATTAGACGGACACAATCGCATGGTGCGATGTGGATACCTCAATCAACGTCTGCTGTCTGCAGGTTCCAAAGAATCTCCTTCTCTCGCAACTCCCGACCAAATTGGCAAGGATGTTGGAGAGATGGTCAAATTCTGCCCATGGGCCAAGGGATGTATCCCGATGGCTTTTGAGCGATGGAAACCCAAATGGACCGGGTGGTTCAAACCGAATTGGTTTCTACCCGTCCATCTTGGTGGTTATGGAGTACCACTGCAGCAGGCTTCCGAGAATTGGAAGATAACCAGAGGCCAAAGAAAAATGGCTTCTCGATTTATCACCAACCCTAGGTTGCAACTGTATAGGCGAGAAGGTTTCAGTATTGAGACAGCGAAGTTTGCGAGTTCTCTCGCTAACTTTGAAGTCGTCCCTCGCTTCCCTGAGGAAGGTGAGAAGGAGGCGCGCGAGGCCCTAGGTCAAAGTGAGAATATCTCCGATGACTGGCTCATTCGCGCGGCCTACATCTCGAGGGCGATGCAGCTACAGCAAGAGAAGGTGTCCGATAAGGTCATGCTTCTTCGCTCCGGCCGCATTCAATCAAAATTGAAACCGATGTCGGATAGGGGGATAGCTAAGTGGTGGCACGTGGCAACAATTGCCCACGGCCTACCGGCTTGTCCTCCGCTCCAAAGTATAAAAGGTGATCGACCGGATCGTGTCACGCGGAGAGATTTCCAATTGAAAATCCCGCGTTCACATCCATTTGGTCGTAGACGGGGTGCTCGTAGAGCTCCTCAGTAATTTGCACAGCCCACGCGGTAAAGTGTATTCGCCGCGAACGAGAGTTAGCCTGAGACTCAGAAAAGAAGTCAGGCATGGGGTTGTAGTGGGTCATTACCCAAAACGGTGCATTCTCCTCGCGTAGATGAAACAACTTGTGTTCATCCGTGAGAGAGAGCTTAATACTTCCGTACTAACCAAAATGTCGAGAGACTACACGGCGTACCTTCACCCAGAACCAAGTTCTGTGAAGTTCCACTATGATGTATAGTCCGCCCCGAACAGGTGGATCCCATATTAGTTCATTATGTCTTCTCAAAAGACAAAACAAACTTCCAAGCAGCAGCGTCCCAATGCGCGCTCTGCACCCCAAAGGGGTAAGCAAGCAAAGAACACTGTACGCGCTCCTTCAGCGATGAATCGATCAAGTCAACAGACTGGTCGGAATTCAACACGCTACAAGGAATGCGAACGAATTGCTACTGTCAATGGTTCAGTATCTTTTAAGAACGTATTAGACGTTCCGTGCAATCCAGGCTTAGCAACAAGCTTCCCCTGGTTGAGTGGTCATGCGGCTCTCTATGAGTCCTACACTGTTCACTCCCTCACGTTCAGATATAAGAACTTGAAAGGTACCGATGCGGACGGTAACATCTTGATGTCGTTTGATTATGACACCCTCGATGCACCGCCTGTATCTGCGATCGCTCAGTCTCAGTCCACTGTGTGGATTGACGGCGCCCCCTGGAGGATCTTCGAAATGAAGGTTCCTGCAGGACGTCGGAAACTGTTTACGCGTTCAAGCATTATTTCAGGTACCGACCTCAAGACATACGACTTCGGGAGACTTCACGTCTCCGCCGAAGGTTGTGCTGATGAATCAGCGCATGGATATCTTGAGGTGGAATACAACATCGAGCTGATGGACAAACAAGTTGGTGGGTCAACCGGGAGTATTCCTCCGGGTTCAACCGCCATGTTCGTTCAAGATCAGGATCTTGGAATTATAGAGTATAATGACGTGCTTCCCTACAATAGGGAGGTTACGAACCCCTTGGGGATCGTCAACCTTGGCATACAGGGCTTTCAAATGCCCGTAGGTCGTTATGTGCTCCACTTCCAAATGTTTGGACTCGTGTGCGATTCGAACACTGCATATGCGGTCTTCCTCGACGAATTTCAAACAGATCATGTATTCTGTCACACTCATGCGACACTAACCCATCCGCCGGTTCCATTTTCACACACAACAATTGTGACTGTGAATGAATCGGGCACGCTCTTATCACTTCGACCCATCAGGGTTGCAGGATCAGCAGCGGCCACCGCGACATGGTCAGGTCTGCAAGAGGACAATAGTGTCATCTTTTCGTTTGCATAAAATATTCTTCCGTCACGATAAGTCGGCAGCGCTCCTAGGAGCCCCCGCACTTTCGCCCAATTGTGGGATGACGTTAGAACAAATAATACAAAGTAAAGTCGATCTCAAGGAAACGAGGTCGCCGACGGACGCAAAATTGCGTGTCTGTCGTCAACAAAGTTTCGTCACTTTCCAGCATTCCTTACACTTACTAGTGTGTGCAGGTGTGGTGGTGAACTTTTGAAATCTAATGGGGGGGAGGGTAAGGCAGCGCCGTCGCGTGAAAGCGATCAGCGGGTTGAGCTCAAACCTCCATCAGGATCTCACAGAGGTGATGTACAGCCAGGTCTAACGACCATAGGTATGGCGAACGAAGTTTCTTGCTGCTAATGAACTTGCAGAAGTAAAGCTTAACGTCGGTACATCATCAATCCTTTCGAATTCGATTGGGTAAATGTGGAGTTCTGTAATTTTTCAGAAATTTACCAGTGTGTGTCAGCAGCTGCGGCGGGCCGAAGATTATGAATCTTCCAGACCCCGTGCGGCTGTGGTGTGAGAACCAATCTGACATACACAACTATACTTGTATACTCTTGGAAGAGTATGCGACAGGGACCCAGCTTCGATATCTAATTGAATAGTTTATCGTTGCAACCGTACGAACGTTGAGG